AGTTTATGATTTGCCATGGTTATCCATTTCTGGGAGTTCAACGGTTTGTCCGGCTAAATCATGCGTACAATCATGCAGAAATCGAATCCGTCCGTTTCTCACATAACTGTGACATACCCGTTTTTCCTGATTTTCACCATAGGTTGATTGCACTAAAATACTGGGATGGAAGGTTGGCTTGTCTGTATCGCCGTTCCATGTCCAGACGGGTCCGGGGTCTTCGGGATTTGCTTTGATTGTAACAATATGCCAGTTCTGACATCCCGGACATGTAAAAGCATATTTATATTCGTTCACGCGGTGTAATTTTGCCATCTTACACCGGCCTTTGTGTATGCAGGAATTCATCCACCTTGGTATTAAGCCAGCGAATAATCCAGAAGCGATAGAGATAGGTGACGTATAACCGGTGCAAAAAACTATGATATTTCGGTTCGTAGGCTTGCCGCCAATGCTGATAAAGGTCATCGATAGCGCACCAGAAACCAATCCCAGAGAACAAAATCCCCCAGAAGTGGCGATGCAATAAAAGAGCGAAGACACCCAGTAAGATCAAAAATAATCCTAAATACAAGTGGTGAGCGCGGTGCAGATCCATCATGCCGCCTTTAAGAAATTAAGTTCATCCGGTTTCAAAAACATAAGCGCCTTATCCTGTCGCATCTGGCGTAATTTTTCTTGTACCAATGGTTCCCGTTGCACCCAGCGCTTATAGGCGTCCGGGAGCGGTTTACCGGGAGTTAAATAGGTAATTTCCCCGGAGCCATTGACATAGGCCACTTCGGGATTAATGCGCATCCACCGGCACCGACACCATGGATGAAGCGGGATGGTCGCCTTTGCCAGTTCATGCGGTTTGCGCGGGACTAATTTCCCGCCTTCACGCTTCCGGGGAGAGAGCCGCAATCCATAATTGCTTTTCCCAATCCAGAGTTCGGTTTGCCACCGTTTGACCAGTGCTTTATATTTGGCTGATCCCTCTTCGGCGCTATCCATCGATTCCGGCGGGTCTGCGGTCAGTTTGTATATCCGCCCGGCAATCAATTTGGTGCAATGTGAGCATGCGTCAGGATGCGCGATCCCCGCCACCAGCTCTCCCGGAGACAAGCCCATGAGATACCCGTTTGCGGCGGCGTCATTCGCTTCTGTGATCGCTACACGGAGCCAGTCGCGGTTTAAGAAGCCCAATTTACCACCCTCTGCGGTATCGGCTAAGCCCATCTCTTGAAACAGCCTGTGTGCAAGGGATCGCGTATGTTCCATCCTTTGTGCTTTTGTCGCGGTCACCCCACCGGTTCGTGACAAACTATCTAAGAGCACGTTTAACACCAGATGTTTTCCAACTTCGGTTGTGTGGGTCAAATTGATAACAGCATGATCCACAGCATATTGAAGCATATTGGCATGTTGCGGGGAAATATCCTTGACCTTGACTGCACTCTGAATAGAAGTTGGCAAGGTCTTAATTTTGGAGACTTTATCCCGTTCGCCCATGTCCTGTTCACCATATTCACGCGCCGCCATGTTCGCCTTAACAATCAAATCCTCAATTTGCTCACGCGGAACATCCAGATATTCATTAAAAAGATTATTCAGCCGGTTCCATTGCTCTTCGGTCAGCGGACTGCCATCCAAGGTCTTGACGTTATCCCATTTCGACTTGCGCATGGGTATCCAGCTCTTCTCGATCTGCCAGAATTTCTTGGGGATACCAAAAAAGCGCATCAGCGCCTTATATAGACCTTTCACATCAATTAATTCATATAATTGCCGTTCCAATCGACCAATCGGCTCCATAAGGTGTTCACTGTGGGGATCTTCAAAAAAATTAGATTTGAGTAAAAGGTGCGGTGTCTCATGCTCATGCAGATCCAGTGGTTCGATCTGCAAGGCTTTTGCCAGATTTGTCACGATTTTCTGGCGTTTCTCTTCGGGAGCCTGTAAAAGTTCTGGTGATATGGTGAAATTCGTTTTCACTCGTCTTCATCTTCGATCTGGATATAAATAGCCGCCTGTTTCCCACGTGACGTGCGGGACTTATTCATTTCAGCCGGTGCCGGTTCATTGTCCGGTTCCTCATTGGCAAGATAGGGTTCATATTCATTTTCTCCGCCGCTCGCCTCTCCACCCGGAGCACCGCCGGGACCACCGAAGCCGCCACCAAAGCCACCAAACATACTTTGTTGTTCCATTTGCCGCTCATGGGCTTTTTCCTGTTGCTCTTCCTGCTGTACTTTCAGGATTAATTGACCAAAGGTTTCGCTACTCAATCCGGGTATATCAAACACATTGACACCACCGACATAAAAGGACTCTTCATCAATCGCCTTTTTGTCTTCCAGCGCCAAGAGTTCATTGCGTGATGTGTCGGTTTTCAGTTGTTTTTCTTTGATCTCTAACTTTTTGCTTTCATCCTCGACATCCAGCCCGGCAAATCGGAATAGAATCCCTTCCATGCCAGTGATTTCCTCAACAAAGGATTCTTCACCGTTCGCGGCGGTTGGATCATTGAGAATGTTTTCAAAATAACTGAGAAAGAAACGCAAGCCATGGTCTTCGGAGCGGAGCATGGCTCCCTCTTCGGTCCGGTCGAATAAGCGCTGTTTGCCGACGGCGTTCTTATTACTTGCCATCGCCACGTTTTCCGGGTCTACACCGGCAAAAGTACAGAGCCATGAAAAAAGAGTCGAAAGCCAGAGAAAATCTTCCATCTCTTTGCTCGACTCATGTAAGCGGGTAAAATTCAGTTTATATTTCGACGGCATACCCATAATCGGGATTTTCCATTGCTGTTCACTGGATGCCAGCATGCCGTATATGGTCTTGCGTAAATAGTTCACTTCACGTTGTAGCGCGGATGACGCTTTATCGCCGCCCTCAACGCTTAAAATTCCCTTTGGTTGGACTTGAAAACTGCGCCGGGTATAATTGTATTTCACCGAATCAATGATATAACGCAAAACTTGAATGCCTTTTTCAATAATCGACATCCCTTGACCGTGTTCATCATAGCGCGTACTGGCATGCGCCGAAGAGAGAATCATTTGATCACTAAGAAATAATTGCCGGAGTTCCCCCAGTTCATCGACCATAACATATCGGAAGTCATCCCGATAGATAAAATCATTTTTCTTTTGGCCGGGAAGTAGCCCCTGTTTGCGCTTTTGTTCTTTGGCATCATGCCGGATATTTTGCCATTGGTATTCAACCTGCTGGGAGAGGTCTTGTTCGGGGAGAATACGATGGATTAAGCCTGCATCGGTCAGGAATAGCCCCAGCGGTTTGCCGGAATATTTTTTATCTTTGTTAAAACTGAAATTCGTGCGGACCACTTCCATGGCGATTTTATCCAGCGTCATATAATCTTCGTAACTCTGTGTCAGGAAGCGGAATAAACTGGGTTTTACCTGCATGCCCTCCCGGACATGAAATATCTTTTTTGAAAACGTCTGTTCCCATTGCGCAAGGTCTTTTTTCTCTTTCTCGGAGAGTTCCCGGTCGGGATCACTGGTCACCAATTGAAATCCCGGCTTTTTGCCATCACTGGGTTGGGAAAATTCCGCTAACTGATAACTCCGGTACGAGAGAATCATTTGCCCGGCAATACTTCGCGCGGCACGACGTAGGACGGCGGGACTGGTGCGATCATACGGAAATTTATAGTCTTCTACTCGATCCGTATTTTCCTGCTGTGCCATCCAGAGAGACAGGATTGCATCGGCTTCGCTGTTGTCCGCCCAATATTGCTCATAGGCTTTTTTAAATTTGTCATTGGATTTGAGTAACTCTTCTACGCGCTCAATCAGACCATTTTCCTTGGCGGTATCCACCAAAATGCGCAATTCATCGGAAATACGGTCTTTCACGTCATTAACGTCAAACGACCCTGTAGCTTTTTTCAAGTTAGCAAGGTCGCCGTTGGTTAAATCCAGTTGTTCATTGTGGGGTGTGTTTTGATCTGACATATAGGCTCCATTGGATGTTTCAGAACAAAATCCGGTTGTTCTCAACCGTTGCCATCGGGGTGATAGATGAAATAATCCGGCAAGGGACTATCCCATATAATTATTTGAACCTAAAATATATTACCAATGGACGAAATGCAACGCCTAAGACTGAATGAAATCACGAAATAGTGTGGAAATACTCAAAGATTACTGGTTGATTTGCTCGGTCTCTTCACGTAAAACAATGGGAGAAAGGCGGATATGCTTCAATCCCTGTCGCCATGTGGACAGGACGGTATATCCCCGTGCCTCCGCCCGTGCTTTAATCTCATTGAAACGCTCTTCGGTAAAGGGCGCCAAAACTTCGCGATGCTTAGAAGAGACCATAAATCACCATATAACTCACATAAAGTGGGAGAATCCCCAGCAAAATAATTTGTGCAGGCATGGCCAAATAGGGGATATTCATTCCCATTATTCTAAAAGTATTTTTCTGGTGGAATGCGTTCCCATAACACATTGTGTTAAGTACAAATTCATAAATCATAATGCCGAATAAATGTACCGCCAAATAGAGTAAAAGTAATTTCCAGACGGTCCAGAAGGCCAGTATGACCAGTATGAACGCCAGCGGTTTCAAAAATTGCATAGATTCGACCACTAATCGATGGGCATGGTAATCCAAAAACCCAGAAGAGGTCGGATGCAGACGCAAGATCCAACTGTCTTCAATATGATATGATCTTCCAAATTTCCATCCCTCAATCGCTCCATTAGAAAAATAGCGCAAAAGAGTAAACAAAATGAAAAGAATAAGGCTAACAATTTGCCATGTAAGTGTTGCAAAAGGATTATGTAGAGTAAATTCCATGATTAATTCCCCGTTTTCGCAATATAAAGGATCGTGCTCCGGGCTTTCCAATTCCCGATAGAAATATTGGCATAATATACCCCGGATGGATACCCGTTGGCATTCCATGCTACCGCCCAATCACCGCGTGGCATAGGTCGATTAATCCGGGTATCAATTAAACGCCCTTGGTGATTGAAGACCTGTAATAGTACATGCGCGGGATTTGCGACGAAAAAATTCAACATTGCAATTCCATCAGAGGGATTTGGATATGGTGTAAACATCATATTAAAGCGCGGATGTGCTATGCCACTGGTTATCTGAATATTTTTAATGGATATGGTGCCATTCATGGCCACTCCGGTAAGATCCCGGCGATCAAAGAAGAGTTTCTTTATGGTGAGAGCCATTACGGTATCTGGTGCATTTGGTCGGACATTAAAAATGAGATTGAATAAGACGCCATCCCCCGTGGTACCATACGGACTGGCGGCGGCGATCATTAAGGTATCTTTGATCGTATTACTAAAAACGGTCCAGTTGTCCGCAATAGTACCAGCCACATCAATTTTTTGTGGTGATAAGATTTTAGAATCAAAAACAATATCCATTTCTATCGATGTGATATGTTCTTGTTCAAAGCCATATACGGTCACCGGCACCTTGGCATATTGTTGGCCGGGATGGAATTCTAAATCATGTGGAAGTGAGACGGTCTGTCCGCATCCCTGTAATGGTAATATGAATAATAATGCGAAAAACAGCATAATCATGCGCTTCATCGGTCAATCCTTTCTGTTTGTATACAAAGCTATTGTTGAACCGGAAAAGTATCGATCAATTTCACGACGTATTGTAAGATCAAACTGGCGTCATATGCTTCAATACTGCCATTTCCATCGACATCGGCCCGGTTTGCGACAATAGAGGTCGGCATGCCAATACTTTCTTTTAAGACTTCGGCGGCGTCAGCGGCGGTGACTTCGCCATCATTGTCTGCATCGCCAAAGATCGCCGTTTCTACCGTAATCGATCCGCCGGTAGTTGTCACGGTATATCCCCCTGCATTTAATATAGTTTTACTAAATGTCAGAGGAAGCACCGTATTATGTGCGACATCACTATGTGTCGTAAAACTCAAATAAAAAAGCACACCGCTGGCGCTGAGTGAATAGGCGCTATAGCCCCCAATCTGTATTTTACCACCGCCGGGGTTCGCATTAATGTTCCAGTCACCGGTAAAATCCCCTTTGGTAATTTGGTTATAATCCATGGCGCTGGGATCATAATTGACATCGATATTAAATGAGATCAATCCCTCGACATTTAAGTCACTTAACGTGACCGGTATTAAGACCTGCTCACCGGCCAAGGCATTGACTTCCGGCATGGATACATTTACCGAATCCACGGGATAGGGATATTGTCCTACAATCGGTGCGCCATATCCTGCACAGAGCACAATTGCAAAGATTGCCAGTATCCAAGAAAAGCGTTTCATGATTATTTCCTTTCAATTCAATTAAAGATTTTTGGTACAATGAAGAATGCTATAATATTATTATAGAAAAATTT